AGACCCCGATGGAAACGGTCGCGGGTTCTTTTACACCGATCCAGTAACAAACCAGTGGACGTTCACTTTCCCGATGTCGGGTGCGGTGACCAATATGTTGACTGGTGTTCGTTCCGAAATCAACGCCCCGGTAAAGGGTGTTGCACTCGGTTTGGATTATCGTCCTGGTCTTGGACCAATGGCTACTGTTGCGGCATCCGCTTGGCTTCCGGATCGACCGTCAACGGACTTTATTCGCAACTTTTTGTTGCCGTACGGCGAACGAACCAACCCTCTTGAAGCGGCAACACCGTCGTGGATGAGAAAAATTGCTGAAGGCGTTACTCAAGACGGCAAAATTTACGCGAATGTTCGTGCCGAAACGATGCAAGCGTTGGCCGCTTCGGGCGAATACAACCTGTCAGATGTGAACGATGTTGACCGTTTGATGTCTGACGCTTCCGATAAAGCAAGAGTGTTGACGATTTTGCGTGGTGTCAGCCAATACTTTGGTCCGGCGGCAGGATCATACGATCAGTTGGTGAAGACCGGCAAGATTGATGTGTATGCCTCGCAGCTCGCCAAGGTGTTCCAAGAAATGAAACAGCAGGACTACGACTCTGCTGTACCGAATTTCTTGAAAGTGTTTGGCGAGGATGCGTTCATTTATATTTCGAACAAAACCAAATCACAGTTCGGTGGTTTGGAAGCCTCAAAACAGTTCGGTGATTTTGAACGCGACCCCAAGAACAATGGTTTGTTCCGTATGTTCCCGGACATTGCAGGATATTTCGGGCCTACAGGATCAGACTTTGACTTCAACGTCTACCAGCGTCAGTTGTCTAAGGGTGAACGCAAGACCCTCACAACCGAGGAACTGTTGAAAGCCGCCCAGGAAACCATTGGTATGTCGTATTACCGTGCTGTCCGTTCCCAGTTGCCGGTCAATCTGAACGCTGAACAACAGACTTTCATGTCTGATTACCGCAAGAAGTTGCAGAAGAAATACCCAGGTTACGGGGAAATGGTGTTTGACCCGCAACGTGTCCCACGCGAAATTGACAAGCTGATTGAGGCATCCAAACTTGACACCTTGAACGGTAACGGCACCGCCGAGGGTGTTCGCGCTTATGCTCAGGTTCGAGAAGCGGCATTGGCTGAGGCAAAGAATCGTGGTTACAACGGTTTGTCGGCCAACAATGTGTCCGATCTTCGTGACTACCTGGCTAACTATGCCCAAGCGATCATCAAGGTTCACCCTGAATTTGGGCGCGTGTACGATAGGTTGCTGTCCCGCGAGGTAGAACAATGAGCAATACCCCTAATCCAAACGAAGACCTCAGCCCTGATGTTGCTGCTGCTGGTATCCCTACGGGAACCGGGACAACGGATGTTTATTCCGGGACGGGTTTGCCAGCGAATTTCATTCCTCCTCCGCAACTGAAAGTCAAGATGCCAAAGGGCAGTCATGGCCCGTTGATTGAAAAAACACAGGTTGCTCAAACTTCTGCCGGTACTTACGGCATTGTTAATGCCAGCAACCAGGTCCAGGATTTCTATCAACCAAGCAAAGAAGCTGGTGTTGTTCTTTCAGGGTTGAATGATGTGAATCGTAATTTTGTGTTGGGGATTCTGTACCGCAAGGGCTGGTACGGGTCTTCTAAGCCTGGTAATGGTCTTGGTGATTCTGACCGTAATGCTATGGCTGACCTGTTGTATTACTCGAACACGCAGGGTTTGACATGGGATCAAACATTGAAGTTGATTTCACAGGCACCCGATTTTGTGGCCCGTGGTGGTACGGCTTCTGCTCGACCTAGTTCGGCTGATTTGAAAGAAATCTTGAATCAGACTGCGTTGAAGACTGTCGGCAAGTATTTGCCGGAAGAAGAAATTAACAAGATGGTTTCGGCGTATCAGGGTGTGTATCAGGGTGCTACGACAGAAAACGCTCCGACCGCTGACACGTTTTTCAAGAACCGTATTGAGCAACAGTATGGTGCTGATACTGATGCGTATAAGTATTTGAACGCGATTAGTTCTGTTTCGAAAGTGTTGGGAAGTCTGTAATGGCTATTGATATTTCTGCTTGGGAAAACGTGAGGGCGGGTTCTTCGAAGAACAATGTTGCCGACCTTGATTTGTTTGGTCTTGAGAAGGAATTGAAGTGGTGGCAGAATCAGGTTGTTTCTGCTGACAAGGATGTTCGTAAGTTCCCTGGTTTTTCTGCTCAGCGGGGTACCGCGTTGTTGCAACGTGATCAGGCTGTTGGCCGCGTGTTGCAACTTCGTGCAATCATTGTGAAGAAGTCACAGGAGTTTTCTCCTGTTCTTCCTGACCTTCCGCTTGCCAAGAAAGAACAAGCAATTGCGGATAAGTATAAGGGTTACGATGTTGCTGCTATTGCTGATTCTGCTAATAGTTTTGCGTCGAAGTCGTCAGGCGGTACTGGTGCGTCTTATTCTCAGAACCCGATGACCAGCCAGTTTTTGTCTGATGTTAAGACGAACACGTGGACTGTTCCTAAAGCATCTCAGCAAACTTCTGCTCCGGTAAGTCCTGCTGGTTCTGCTGGTCAGTCTGTTGCGCCGACCACCACCACTACTGTTGCGCCGACAACAACGACTGTGCCGAAGCAGACAACTACGACTACCCCAACGGGGCCGACAGGTCCTACTGGTCCGTCCACACCAGCAAAACCTACAGGTCCTACCGGTGCTGCTTCCGTCACTGGTCCTACCGGTGCTGCTTCTGCCGCGGGTCCAGCTACTGCCGCCAAGACACCAGCTATTACACCGCCCGGAACAAAACCTGCCAACCCGAAAAAGGGCGACACATACACGAACTCGAAGAATGTTGATTTCAAGTGGGATGGAAAGAAGTGGGTTCGTCAACCCAAGAAGACGGACACTTCTAGTGATGCTTGGCAGCAAACGATTCGGGCAGAGTTTGGATCATTGTGGGATGTGTACAACGACAATGCTGATGTGAAGGCCGTTATTGACAAGTCTGTGCAGGAGGGCTGGTACAACGACGAAACCAAGTTGACTGCCGCGTTGCAGAACACCAACTGGTTCCGTACCACAGAGTCGTCTGCCCGTCAGTTTGCTATTCAGCAGTCAACTGATCCGGCGACGGTTGAGGACAACATTCAAACAACGATGGTGACTTTGCGGACACAGGCCAACAATTCGGGGATTGTGTTGTCGGACAATTCGTTGAGGTCGTTGGCTACCAACAAGTTGAAGTTTGGTTGGACTGATCAGCAGGTGTATAACGCGGTTGGTTCGGAAGCTGTTGCCACGGCGCAGATGAATGGTCCGCAGGGTATGGCTGATCTTCGTCGTGGTCAGGTGCAGACAAAGTTGCGTGAGATTGCCGATAATTATGCTCAGAAGCCGACTCAGCAGATGCTTGATGAGTGGACGAAGAACATTATGACCGGCACCACTACCGATACACAGTTTACGGATTTGATGCGGTTGAACGCTTCGACACAGTTCCGTTCGTTGCAGGCTCAACTGGACAAGGGCATTGATGTCAAGACTGCTCTTAGCACTTACACAAACACTGCACAGAAGGTTCTTGGTGTGGACCCGGCCACGATTGACTGGACCCAGGACAAGTGGAACAAGGCCCTGAATTATCAAGACCCCAAGACCAACGAGTATCGGGCAATGGATTCGTGGGAATGGAACAAGTATTTGCGGTCGCTTCCTGAGTGGCAGGAAACCGATGACGCAAAAATCATTTATCGGAACGCCGCGTTCACGTTGGCTCAAGCATTTGGAAAGACAACCTGATGGCTGCTATTGATGATCTGAAGGCAATCTTGGATTACTACGGTTTGAGTAGTCTTATTGGCCCGTTGTCTAATCGTATTACTGATGATCCGACGCTGGTGGATAATCCGAAGGTGTTGTTGTCGTCTGTTCGGGATACCCCGGAGTACAAGACCAGGTTCAAGGGTAATGATGCTCGTCGGGCTAAGGGTTTGACTGAGTTGTCTCCTATGGATTATGTGGACCTTGAAAACGCATACCGTCAAACGCTTCGGTCTAATTCCATGCCGAGTGGGTTTTATGACAGCACGGACGACTTCGCCAAGTTCATCGGCAACGACGTTTCCCCCGCCGAACTGAACGCCAGGATCGGCACCGGTTACAACGCGGTTGTCAACGCCGAGCCAGGAACAAAACTGGAACTGCAACGGTTGTACGGTTTGCAGGATGGAGACATTGCAGCGTTCTTCATTGACCCGGAGCGATTCAACCAGTCCGATGCCGTCAAGAAAGCACAGGCCGCAACCGTCGCTTCCGAGGCTCGCCGCCAGGCAGGGTTCACCCTCAGCCAGCAACAGGCCGAAGCTCTCGCCACCGAAGGTATTGATCGTGGCACCGCACAAGCAGGGTTCGCCCAGTTGGGGCAGACACAGGAACTGTTCCAAGCAATGCAGCCAGGCGAGCAAGCCATTGGTCAGGAACAGCAAATCGCTGGAACATTCAACACGAACGCTGAGGCACGTCGCGCTATCGAGGCTCGCCGCCGTAAGCGTCAAGCCGCGTTTGAAACTGGTGGTGGACTGGGTGAAACCCAGCAAGGCATCATCGGTCTTCGCACCGCCGGTCAATGACCTGCGAAAACTGCGACACCATCTTTGACCCCATCGCCTGCCGATGGAGATGCCCCGCCTGCGGACTGAAACACCACTGCTGTGAAGGTGCCTGCGCCTATTAGTGGCGCACACCCAAAAGTTATGTAATACTTTCCGTCGAGGCCGATGGCCGGACTTCCATAGCGACCCCCGACTATGGACAGTACACAGGGGTGTAACAACAAGTAGCCACCAAGGTTCCTCCGATCTTGGTGTGGACACAAGGAGTGTGCCAATGTCAGATTTCGCAGATGATTTCTACGAGGAAGACGACCAGCCCGAACCGCGCAAGGATCCAGTCCGAGCAAGGCTCAAGCAGTTGGAAAAGCAGAACTCGGAACTGCTCAAGCAAATTGAGCAGGCCGCCGAAGCCCAAAAGAAACTGACCTTCATGGAAGCCGGAATCAACGCCAGCGACCCGAAGTTCAAGTATTTCGTCAAGGGTTACGACGGTGAACTTTCCGCCGATGCCATCCGACAAGCAGCTGAAGAAGCACAGTTGATTACACCCTCCCAGCCGGTAACGCAGGAAGACAAGTCAGCGTGGCAGCAGTCAAACAGGATTGCCGCAGGCGCAGAGACCGCTTCCGAAGGCCCGTCTTGGATGAAGCGGATCAGTGATGCGTCGTCCGAATCAGAACTGATGGCGATCTTTGCAGAGGCACAAGCCCAGGGCATTGACCTGGGTGACAACTAAACCCTCAACCCCGCAAAGGAACCCCAAATGGCTGACTACTACGCAGCAACAACGGGTACGTCTGCTCTCTCGGTCGATCAGATCGCTTTCGAGAAGCTCGCGTACTTCGCCCTCCGTCCCGAGATGTACTACGACCAGTTCGCAGATGTCCAGGCAACGAACGCAACCAACCCTGGTGCGTCCATCAAGTTCACCATCTTCAACGACCTCGCTGCCGCTACGACGGCACTCGGTGAGGCCGAGGATGTGACCCCTGTTGCGATGAGCGACAGCCAGGTCACGGTGACTCTTGCCGAGTACGGCAACGCAACCGTCACGACCGCCAAGCTCCGCGCTTCGTCGTTCCTCCCGGTTGACCCGGTGGCCGCCAACGCGGTCGGCTACAACGCCGGTCTGTCGATTGACACCATCGCCAAGAACGTCCTCCAGGCTGGCGACAACGTGATTTACGCAACGGGCGGCGCAACTGACCCGTCGAGCCGTACCACGGTCAACTCGGATGACACCCTCGCAGCGAACGATGTCCGCAAGGTCGTCGCCCAGCTCCGTGGTGCCAACGTCCCGACCATCAACGGTTCGTACGTCGGCTTCATCCACCCGGACGTTTCGTACGACTTCCGTTCCGCCACCGACGCAGCCGCGTGGCGTACCCCCGCCAACTACGTGGACCCGACCGGTATCTACAACGGTGAGATTGGAATGTTTGAAGGTGTCCGTTTCATGGAGTCGTCCCGCGCCCCGCTGTTCGCCAATGCGTCGAACAACTCGGGTTCGGCTGGCACCATCGACGTGTACGGCACCCTGATCATGGGCCGTCAGGCTCTTGCAAAGGGCATCAGCCTCGGCGGTGAGTACGGCGCACAGCCGACCATCGTGTACGGCACCGTCACCGACCTGCTCAAGCGTTTCCGTCCGGTGGGCTGGAAGCACTTCGTGGGTTACGGCGTGTTCCGTCAGGAGGCCCTGCGCCGCATCGAGTCTGCTTCGAGCATCGGCACCAACGCCTAACATTCCATCCCGTTGTCGGGATGATGAGCGAACCCCCTGCCTTCGGGCGGGGGGTTTTGCTTTGTGTTATTGTCGGTTTTAGCCGAATGTTCTGTAAGGAGAAATCATGGCCGCGAAGAAGAAGGCAGCAGCACCGAAGGCTTCTGCACCCGCAAAGAAGACAGCATCTAGTTCTAACAGCGGTGCGAACATTGATCGCCGCAAGGTGACTTCTGCTCCTGCTAATCCGAAGAAGGACAAGGTTGCTAATCCAACGAAGTCAACTCGTCTTCCTGGTGGGGCGGTTGCCAACCCCGACAGGATTTCTGTGTACGAATACAACTCCAAGACTGGTCGTGAAGACCTGGTTGGGAGTGTCGGTCGTTACGACACAAGCCTTGGATTTGGTGCCGATCCCAAAAAGTGGCGTTTTGTTCGTCCGTCTTCCAAGGATTACGCCAAGGGTTACAGGCCGGTGCTGGTTGAAAACAGGCCCGCAAACAAGGCGAAGCCGACCCCCAAGGGCAAGAAGTAACAACACTTCTTGTTATGGCCACGTTTAAGCCTCCGACAGATGATCTTGTAGCGTGGGCTGACAAAGGTGAACGCGGCATTTTTGCTGTGTTGGCACCGGGTCCGCGTGGCAGAAACGTGTGGAAAATGAAAGATGGTTCGTTCCGGGAGGATCAACCGTCTGACTGGTGGAACATTGACATCCTGTATCACGGTGGTCATATTCATCCGATTACGGCTGATGAACAAGCTGACCTTGAGGCGGCTGGCTATGGGGATTACATCACGGAATGATTAAGCATCGTGAAACACATCCATCGCTGGATGTGGAGGGTTGTTTCGGTTGCAAGGTTGCTGGGGTGTCGTTTGGGGCTAACGAGTCCACGACCCGTGGGGCTGAGGTGCGTGAGATCAATGCGCGGGAAAAGTCTTGGAATCGGGATATGCCTGCGTATAAGCGGTTGAGGGAGCAGGGTTTGCAGCCTCGACAGATTGATGGGGCTGCGGCTTTGGAGAGTCGTGCGTCGGAACGCTGGCAGATTGAGGGTGCGCCTGTGGCGGAGGCTGTGCCGGTTTCGTTGTGAATGTTCAGTCGTGGACGGGGTATACCGATCCTCGTTTCGGGTATGGGGCGATGTTTGATGGGTTCCGGTCGGCGTTGCCGAAGACTGTGGTGTTGGACCCGTCGGGGTCTGTGAATGTTCATTTGTCTGTGCCGAATGTGGTGAAGGGTTGGCTGGTTGGGCAGCATCGGGTGTGTTTTACGATGTGGGAAACGACGGTGTTGGACCCAGTGTTTGTTCGCTGGTTGGGGCAGTACGATCAGATTCTTGTTCCGTGCGAACATAATGTTGAACTGTTCGGTCAGCATCATCAGGATGTGCGGATGGTGCCGTTGGGGGTGGACCACAAGTTTTGGCGGCCTCAGCCTCGAATTGTGGATGGCCCGTTCAGGTTTCATGCTGGTGGGTCGTTGTGGCGCAGGAAGGGCCTGGACGTTGTTGTAAGGGCTTTTGAGGCTCTCAAATTGTCGGACGCTGTTTTGCATATCAAAGCGGCTCCACACGCAGCAGACACGCCGAGAGGGGGCTTTCCAGCAAACGTGGTGTTACACCGTAAGTGGATGTCGCTGGAGGAGCAGCGGGACTGGTTTAACCAGGCGGATTGTTTCATTGCTGCGAGCCGGGGTGAGGGGTTTGGGTTGATGCCGTTGCAGGCGATTGCGTTGGGGGTGCCGACGATTGTGTCGGAAACTTCGGGGCAGGTGCAGTTTGCGGATTGTGCGTGGGGTCGGGTGCCTGTTTTGAAGGTGAAGGCGGACACGATTGGGGAGTGGGATGAACCTGATCAGGGGGTGTTGGAGGAGTTGATGATGCTCGCTTACCGTAACCGTGGCACGATTCGGGAGGAAGCTGAACTGAACATTCCGAAAACAGAACGGTTCGCATGGAAGCACTCCACCAAGAAACTGTTGGCCGCTGTCCCCACGGGTGTCATGCTTAATCATGCTGACCGGGTGTTGCCTGATGTGCAGGTTTCTGTGCAGGCCCGGCGTAAAGTCAACGCCACTATCGGAAACTTCACTTACAAAATGGAACCTGGTTATAGTTATGTAATACCGGAACACGTGTTTGAGGTACTATCAGCCTCGAACGCATTGGAGACAGCATGATTGAGTACCGAGGCGAAAAGTTCGCGGGATACAACAAACCGAAGCGCACCCCGAACGCAAGCAAGTCACACGCTGTTCTCGCCAAGGAAGGCGACAAAGTGAAGTTGATCAGGTTCGGTCAGCAAGGTGTCCAGGGTTCCCCGGATGGCACCGCCCGCAACAAAGCGTTCAAAGCTCGTCACGCTGCCAACATCGCCAAGGGAAAGATGTCTGCCGCGTACTGGGCAAATAAGGTAAAGTGGTAGGGCTATGGCCCAACCCGCTGATCAGGATTTGACAATCACCCGTGGTGACACGGAAACGCTTGTTGTCACCATCACGTCGGATGACGCTGGCACCCCTGTCAACATCACGGGCCGTACCTACCGCGCACAGATTCGTTTGACTCCGGACTCGAACACGGTCAAAGCTTCGTTCACTTGCACTGTCACATCGGGTGCGAACGGTCAGGTGACGTGTGTGTTGGCTGCTGCTGATTCGGCTGCACTGCCGGTTGGTTTGGGGTATTGGGATTTGGAAGAAACCGCCTCGGGTGTGGTTTCCACGATTCTTGCGGGGAACGTCACCGTTTTGGCTGATGTGACCAGGTAGCCTCATGGCGACCACACTCATCACAGTCAACAGGGGAACAACCGGTCTTGAATCGTATGACATCACGGTTGTTCGTACTTCGGAAACTGTTGGGGCGTTGCTGGTTCCTGCTGTTAGTGCGGTGTCGATTGCTACTGCCGTTACGGTGGTTTCAACTGCGAACGCTGGTCCGCAAGGTGCGACAGGTCCGACAGGCCCGCAGGGTTCTACGGGTGCGACAGGTCCGACAGGATCAACAGGTCCGACGGGTGCGACTGGTAACACGGGTGCTACCGGACCGACAGGTAGCGTAGGTGCGACAGGCCCGACTGGGGCGAAAGGGGATACAGGTGCCACAGGAGCAACAGGTCCGACAGGACCTACTGGCGGTACAGGTCCAACTGGACCCACGGGAAGTACAGGACCTACGGGAACTGTGGGTCCTACTGGAGCAAGTGGAGCTACGGGCGCAACGGGACCTACAGGTCCCACGGGAGCAACTGGCGCGGTTGGCGCAACTGGACCGACAGGTCCAACAGGGGCAACGGGACTTACGGGTGCTACAGGACCGACTGGTCCGACTGGAGCAACAGGATCGACTGGCGCAACTGGGGATGTGGGTCCTACCGGGCCTACTGGTCCTACTGGGGCTGCTAGCACTGTAACTGGGCCGACTGGTCCTACTGGTCCGACTGGTCCTACGGGTCCGACTGGTCCTACTGGTGCGACTGGAGTTGCTGGTGCTATCGGACCCACTGGTCCTACCGGCGCGACTGGTGCAACGGGTACTGCTGGTGCAACCGGGGCAACTGGTCCTACTGGTCCGACTGGTGCGACTGGTGCTACAGGTGCTACGGGTTCGGCAGGGGCTACGGGACCTACAGGACCTACGGGTCCTACTGGTCCCACAGGACCTGCCGATAGTGGGACACTAACAACAAAGGGTGACCTTCTTACGCGCACATCATCCGCATTGGCGCGTCTTGGTGTTGGGACCAACGACTATGTGTTGACGGCTGATTCTTCTACGACTACAGGATTGAAATGGGCTGCCTCCCCCGGGGTTTGCGCCAGCAGCACACGCCCGACCAGCCCGTACAACGGCCAAGTCATCTACGAGACTGACACGAAGCAGACCTTGGTGTATCAGGGATCGAACTGGGTGATGCTGACCGACGCAGACACCCCACCCGGGCTGGTCCTCATTAAAACTCAAGCAGTCGGAACAACTGTTTCAAGTGTCACTGTCACAGGCGTTTTCAGTAGCGAATTTGACAACTACAAAATCACTTGGAACAACGGCACATTTTCTGCTGGCAACGATGGTTATTTGCAGCTTGGTTCGTCAACATCAAGTTACGC